AGAGATCTTTGTCACGGCAGGTGTGTTTGAAACAGCCAAGCGTAGGCCACAGTATTTCGGTGGCTTAGGTCGAGGCAATGGGGGTGAGCATGAATAAGCTATGGGACAAAGCCGTGGAATACTACCTAACGCACGATGACATTGAAATATTCTTGTTTGCGTGTATCTGGGCCTTCTTAGGCTGGATGATGTATCATGCCTTCAACGGAATCATGGAAAGGATATACTGCTAATGAAACTCAACGAATATCAACAACTCGCAATGAAGACTGCAATCTTTCCAAAGAGAGACAGCTTCTCTTACACTGCCCTTGGGCTTGCTGGAGAAGCTGGGGAGATTGCCAACAAGGTCAAGAAGTTTATCCGTGATGGATATGATCAAGAAGAACTTGTAGAAAAACAGAATGAAGTAGCAGACGAACTTGGAGATGTCCTGTGGTATGTAGCCGCAGTGGCAGAGGTGATGGGTACAAATCTGGAATCCGTCGCCAAGAACAACCTGTGGAAGCTGGCTGAACGTCAGCGTAAGGGAACACTGAGAGGATCGGGAGACAAAAGGTGAAAACAAACATCCTTTACACAAAGAGAACCAAAGGGCCAACATTTCTAGAGGAGACCAACAACGAAGACGAATGGATGCAGAACCAACAGCGTCTAGTCGAAGCAATGGGGTTTACATCTGAATACTGGCATGGTATGCTTTTTGTGTATGATGGTGAAGACCTTCAAATCATATACCACCCCGATGTCGGGATGGAAGAAGCCAACATAGATGTAGGAGACATGTACTATGGAGGATACTAAGGCGAAGGTTGTTAGCAGGGGGCCGTGCGATTCGTGCGGCTCCTCCGACGCCAATGTGTTATATGACACAAATACTAGATACTGCTTTTCCTGTAACACCTATACAAAAGGAGACGGATCAATGGGTCAGGAACAATCAGCACCTGTACGAGGTGTATATCAAAACAGTCTGTCGCAGGGGGAGTTTACAGCTATCCCTTCACGGAACATCTCACTTGCAACCTGTAAGCAATATGGTGTGACGGTGCGTGGTGACAAGCACTACTATCCATACTATGACGAGTCTAGCTCTCATGTAGCTAACAAGATACGGAACGTAAGTAATAAAGCATTCTTTGTTGAGGGACATCTTCCAAAGGCAAAGCTCTTTGGTCAGAACAAGTTCAACAACAAAGGTAAGTTCGTCACTCTTTGTGAGGGTGAGATCGATGCCATGTCTGCATATGAGATGCTTGGCTCTAAATGGCCTGTCTTGTCCATCAAGTCTGGTGCTCAAGGTGCTCTCAAAGATGTCAAGGCAAACTACGAATACCTAAACGGATTCGACAAGATTGTGGTATGCTTTGACAACGACGAGCATGGACGCAAAGCTGCCAATCAGGTGGCACAGGTGTTCGAACCTAACAAATGTCTGATCATGAAGATGGACATGAAAGATGCCAACGACTTTCTCAAAGCAGGAAAGCGTGAGGCATTCGTCCGACAGTGGTGGGACTCCAAGCCGTACACACCGGCAGGTATCGTCAACCTCGCAGACATTGCTGATAGTCTGTACGACGAAGACGATGTGGAGACTGTACTGTATCCATACAACGGTCTCAACGACAAGCTGTTTGGTATTCGAACTGGTGAGCTTGTGACCTTCACGGCTGGCACAGGCGCAGGTAAGTCGAGCATGATGCGTGAGCTTATGTATCATCTACTAACCAATACTGAACACAACATTGGTATCTTTTCTTTGGAAGAGAACAAGAAACAGACTGCGTTCCACCTGATGTCAGTTGCGGCTAGTGATCGCATCTACATCAAGGAGATCAGGGACAAGTACACCAAAGAACAGCTTCGCAAGTTCGAAGAACCTACCATCCGTACTGGACGGTACTTTGCCTTCGATCACTTTGGTTCGATCACCACTGATGAAATCCTGAATAGGATTCGCTACATGGTCAAGGCTCTGGACTGTAAGTTTATTATTCTTGACCACCTGTCGATCCTTGTGTCCGGTTTGGAAGGTGAGGACGAGCGTCGTAACATTGACCAGATGATGACCAAGCTACGGTCACTGGTTGAAGAGACACGCTGTGCTATGCTTCTTGTGTCCCATCTGCGTCGTGCATCAGGCGACAAGGGACAGGAACAAGGCAAGGAGATATCCCTGTCCATGCTCCGTGGATCACACAGCATCGCACAGATCAGTGATTCAGTCATTGCTCTGGAGCGTGATCAACAGGCCACTGATCCCGTCAAGGCGAATACAACAACGGTCAGGGTATTGAAGAACCGTTACGCTGGTGAGACGGGAGTCGCCACCTATCTTCTGTACGACAAGGACACTGGCCGTATGCAAGAGATTGACAACCCATTCGAATCTGGTGAAGAGCCAGAAGATGTAGGAGACTTTCTATGAGACTACAACCAATCAAGGGGGCAGTGAACATTCCGTTCTCTCGTCAGCGGTATGATGCCGCCGACACTCCTGCCAAGGACAAGATCATAAGCTATCTAAAAGCAAATGGTCATACAATTCTTGATGCAACAGAAGACTTTTCAGTTGACATCAAAAGCCAAAAGGAGGATAATACTTACTTCAGCGAGGTTGAGATCAAGTACGCATGGCGTGGTGATTGGAACCCTAGCTGGGAAGAGATCAGGATTCCATATCGGAAACATAAACTGATCAATCGTGTACACAGCTTGGAGAACAAACCATTCTTCAACTTCTACATTCTTCGAAAAGACTTGCAGTATGCTTGGCGTATCAAAGACTTTGTAGTAGAAGAGTCAGAAGTAAAAGAAGCAAAGGGTAGAAACATCCTCAAGGGTGAGCACTTCTTCCATATTCCTGTTAACAAAGCGGAGCTAGTAAAACTATGAAACGAGTTGCGGTAGATATAGAAACAGATGACCTGAACGCCACGGTGATCCACTGTATCGCCGCACAAGACTTGGATAGTGATCAGGTCTACACTTTCTATGGTGATAATCTGATTACAACCTTTGGTGAGTTTATTCAGGACTACGATGTCATCGTCATGCATAATGGTGTCTCCTTCGATGCTCCTGTCCTGAATCGACTTGCCTTCACGGACATCAAGCTGAAACAGATCAGGGATACAATGATCATGTCTCAGCTTGATGATCCTTCAAGGGATGGTGGTCACTCTCTTGAATCTTGGGGGGAACGTCTTGGTTTTCCTAAAATGGATTACCAAGACTTCTCAAGCTTTAACGAGGAGATGTTAAAGTATTGCATTAACGATGTAAAACTTACAGCCAAACTGTATCGACATCTTGTACCCATCATGAAAAGGTTTTCAGCCAGTAGCATCCGGCTGGAGCATACTGTCAGGGCCATCGTGGACAAGCAAGAGAAGAATGGATTCACTCTTGATGTACCCTCTGCGTCCTGCCTTGTAGCTCGACTGTCCGACGAATCAGGTGCCATCGAAAAAGAGATGCAAGAAATTTTTCCACCTATCGTGGAGGAGCGTTACTCTGAAAAGACAGGCAATCGTTTGAAGGACAAGGTCACAGTATTCAATCCCGGTTCCCGTCAACAGATTGCAAGCCGACTGATGGAGAAGGGATGGAAGCCAAAGAACTTCACCCCGACGGGGCATCCGATTGTGGACGAAGGTACGTTGAACAAAGTAGACATACCGGAGGCACAGAAGATTGCACAGTACCTACTGTTGCAAAAGCGAGTGTCGCAGATCAAATCATGGATCGATGTTGTCGAGGACGACGGCAGAGTACATGGTAAGGTTATGACACTCAAAGCTATCTCTGGAAGGATGGCTCACTACAGTCCAAACATGGCTCAAATCCCTGCTGTTTATTCTCCCTACGGCAAGGAGTGTAGGTCTGTCTGGATTACAACCAACGACAACTACAAGCTCGTTGGCTGTGATGCTTCTTCTCTAGAGCTTCGCTGTCTGGCACATTATATGAATGATCCAGACTTTACGAAGGAGGTGGTGAATGGTGACATTCATACCGCCAATCAGAAGATGGCTGGACTCGACACAAGAGACCAAGCCAAGACCTTTATCTATGCATTGATCTATGGCGCAGGGCCGGAGAAGATCGGGTCTATTGTCGGAGGTGGTGCAAAGGAAGGTAAGAGGATCATGGACAGGTTCATGAAGAATATGCCAGCGTTGAAGTTCCTGCGTGAGAACGTAGCAAAGGCATCTGCTTCTGGATACATCCGTGGTCTTGACGGACGGCTACTCAAAGTCAGACAACAACATGCCGCCGTCAATCTGCTTCTTCAAGGGGCAGGAGCAATCATATGTAAAGAATGGTTGCGTCAGATAACTTTAGCTGTGCGACAGGGTGCCTATGACTACCGCCTTGTCGCCAGCATCCACGACGAGTATCAGTTTGAGGTACGTGCTGATCAGGCCGAAAGGTTTGGTGAAGCTACGCAACGTGCAATGAAGTACGTTGAGGAAAACCTGAAGGTTCGCTGTCCTCTGGACAGTGAATACAAGATTGGAAACAATTGGGCTGAGACTCACTAAAAAAGTATTGACACACTGTTTATGGTGTGGCATAATTCCAAAATCAAATCAGCGGCAAGGACCGCACTAACAGAAAAGGAAAGACAAAACAATGGCTGTAGAAATTCTCTCTGGTAAAGCATACTGGACCTCAATCGCTCAACCTAATACTACGTTTGAGCCTGTGTGGTCTGTAGATATCGCACTCTCTGGTGATCAGCTTGAAAAAGCTAAGTCCCTTGGTCTGCCCATCAAGAATAAGGGTGACGAGCGTGGTGACTTTGTTAAGATCAAGCGTAACGTAACTCGCCGTGATGGGACTAGCAACAACCAGCCTATCATGGTTGATTCTCAGAAGCGTGTGATGACTGATACTCTTGTCGGTAATGGTTCCGATGTCAACGTGGCATTCAAGACCTACGATTGGGAGTATGGTGGTAAGAGTGGTGTAGGTGCTGACCTTGCAAAGTTGCAGGTTGTGAACCTGATCCCTTACGCCAACGACGATGCGTTTGATGTTGTTCCTGATGGGTATCAGGCAGCGGCTGACACAGCAGCCGACAACAACAACGATGACGACATTCCTTTCTAAGTCAACGTAACGTCAAATGGGTGCAGCATCATACACGTATGGCTGTGGGCTGGTTAGAGTTTGGGCGGGTACACCAGCATCTTAAAGAAAGGAGCAATCATGGAAGACATGGTAAATAATCCAAGTCATTACAATCAATCTGGTATTGAATGTATTGATGCCATTGAGGCCGCTACTGGTCTTGGTGAAGGGTTTGAATACTATCTTCAAGGCAACATCATCAAGTATCTTTGGCGATATCGTTACAAGAACGGAATTGAAGACTTGAAGAAAGCACGTTGGTACTTGGACAAACTAATCGAAATAGAAGGAGAATGACAATGCGTAGTGAAGTAATTCAGGTTCTCAAGAATCATGCTGTAGCAAATGTACATCTTCATAAAATGAATATTGAAACCTACCTTACTAACCCCGCCGGTATTGGAGAGCACTCTGATATTATGGAAGCTATTCAAAGTGAGCTTGACAAGATGGCAGTACACGAAGACAGGTTGAGTATTCTAAACAACTGGCCGGAGTAACATAATGAAAAAGAAAATTGATACTCTTGTACAAGACATTTACGAAGTTCTTGAACAAGGTACAAATGTAAACTCTATAAAAAACAGAGATGCTATACATGACTTCAGTCGTGTAGTGGCATCAGTTACGAAACGTGCTCTTGCAGAAGGTAAAAGAGAACGATCTTCTAACCTTAGAATGTCGCAGATCGGTAAGCCGAATCGTCAACTGTGGTATGATATGCGTGTCACAGACGAGACAGAAGAAACTATCAGTGGTTCTACTAGACTGAAGTTTCTGTACGGAGAAATCCTTGAGGCTTTACTTATCCTTCTGACTGAACTTTCGGGACACGAAGTTACAGAGCAACAAAAGGCCGTAGAAGTTGAAGGTATTGTAGGACACAAGGACTGTCGAATTGATGGCACTCTTGTTGATATCAAGTCTGCGTCGTCTTATGCCTTCAAAAAATTCAAGGAAGGAACGCTGGCACTTAGTGATCCTTTCGGGTATATTGCCCAGATATCTGGCTATGCAGAGGCAGAAGGTGATACCAATGCAGCATTCTTTGCTATTGATAAATCTTCTGGTGAGCTTGCCTTGATGACAGTTGATCAGATGAATATGATCAATGCATCAGATCGTATCAAACATCTAAAGGGTGTTCTAAAACAGGCCACTCTCC